AGACATCTCCTTTTTCTAGTTTCTCATCTGATCTAAGTTCTCTAAAGCCTGTTCGCCAAGCATAATTTTCAAACAAGGGATCTTCTAAAAACTCCTGTGGTGTCATAGTTCTTGCGTAATCTTTTAAAAGTATTCCTTTTTCTTTTTTATACCAATCAACAACTAAACTCCAACAATCAGTTACACCCCATACCCATGGTCTACCTAATAAATCTGGAACGTAACCTTCTGGCTTACATTCACCCCACTCCTCTGTTTTTGGATTAACAATATGCCAAGGTAATTTACTATGCTCACAACTTATACGATCAGCTTGACTTGGTATTGGAGGCGTTGAGGGGTGACTATGAACAACAGCTAAAATATCTCCTAAATTATCTGCTTTTACATAATCTTCTGGATTTAAAATAAACTCTTGATGGTTTGTTATAGCTAAATTTTGACAGGGATAGTATTTTTGTTTACCTTTTATATTGAGTAAAAGTCCTACAGCTTCTTTAGGATCTTGGTCTTTCGCATGAACCAATGCGTCATCTCTCCAACTCATTGCGTAAACGTGCCAATGCTAGGAAATAAAGCACGGGTGCATTGACGTTTAGGTGCTCTTACTCCAGCCATATCAATAGCTCCTGCTAATTCAAATTCAACTACATCTCTATTTTCTGCTGATTTTCTATCTACTGTATATATTTGACGTTTAAATTCTGCTGTAGGATCTGGTGTTCCTAATGGATTACTACCACCACTAAAATTCGCAGCATCAAGAAATCTTGCCATTGTTCTAATTCTTGTAAATGTAGCACCTGTTAAGTCATTACCCGTAGTTGTTTGATTAACAAGCAATAAAATAGCTGATATAGTTCCCAACGCATTACTTACAACAAGTTTTGGTCTTGGAATCTGACCACGTTGATATGCAAAACCTGTAGCTTCTATTGGAAATCTTTGATAAGAATTACCAGCCCAGACTATTTCACCGTTTGCGTTAAGATTAGAACCTGCATGAAATCTATAAACAGTATTCGCTCCATGAAAACTAGAACTTAATTGAAGTGTAAACAGTTCTATAATTGCAGAGGGATTTATTTTTTGAACTTCACTAAATACAGGATCAGTGCTCATGGTTCAAAGACCTCTCTAAATGTTGTTTGTATTGTAGCTCTATTAAGATAATTAATAGTTTTTTGTCTTTTTCCATCCTCAACATATTGTGATGCAGCACTTTCTCCTGGCGGTGTAAAAGTAAAACTTGCTTGATCTAAAATTCTTGCATCAAGAAATGTCTCTATTGTGTCAGCATCTGTTTCTGATACTTCAAAACGTAAATTGAAGATTTTGGGATTTTGATGTTCTGCTAAACCAAACAATATTCTATGTTCATAACCATCTGCAAATTTAACAATTCTATTATTTGGTGCAGTCGTTTTTCTCATACCATAGGTAGGAGATATTGATGGGAATGTTGCCATTATGCAAGTAAACCTCCTGGTCTTTTTTGTTGTACTAATTCAGATTGTACTGCAACTGATATAAGACGACCAAGTTCTCTTCCTTTATCTTCATCTCCCTCTACAGCCGAACCAGAAGCATCTACATTAACAACAACGTTAGTTGTTGAACCTGAAAGCTGATTATTAGGAATTATTGTGCCAGCCGTTGAAGGAACAAACAATTCAGGTCCTTTTTCACCTACGATTGATGGTCTACCCACAGGTGGTCTGCCGCCTGTTGCAAAAGTATCAAGTGAACTAAATATTCCTCCAAAAGTAGAACTTAAAAATGTATTTATACCAAGTCTTAAAAGTTGACTTGCTATATCATTTAACATTGAACTTGCAGCTTGTGCCAAGGATTGTGTTTGCATTACTGCCCCCACTAAAGCATCTGAAACACCTGTAGCAATAGTATTACCTATTTGTGCAAATTTATCATTTAATAAATCAGCATCAGTTTTTAAAAATTTAAAAGAATCAGAAATTTTTAAAGTTAACAAATTTATATCATTTAAAAAAGCTCCACTTAAATCTAAATTTTGATTAAAAAGATCAGTTGATGGTATTAAACCCTCAGAAAAAGAAAAACTTGTACTCTCTATTAAATCTTTATGTTCTTTTTCTTTCTCTATTTTTTTTTCTATTATTTCAACTTCTTGAAACTGAGTTTTTTTTAATTTTAGTCTTTCAATATTTTGTTCTCTTAGAAGTTGAAATTGTTGTTTAAAAAATTCATTTTCTGCCTTACTTGCAAATATACTTTCTCCTTTGAAATTAGTGCCAAATTTTATTGCTGTAAGTCTTGCTGCATCTCTTTTTGCATCTTGCTCTGCTTTTGCAACATTACCTAAACCAACATCACCTATATCTCCAAATCTTGAGAACATCTTATCTATGGCAATAACTCCTTTTGTTGCTAAATCTAATGCACCTTTTATTGCTGGCGATAACTCTTCTCCAACTGTCCTAGCTAAATTTTGCGTTGCATCTATAAGCGTTGATAATTTTCCATTTAAAGTATCTGCCTGTGCTGTTGCACCACCAAAGAAAGCCCCACCTTCATTAGTTAAATTGATCATTGCTTGATTTACAAGATCAGCACCAATTTCTCCCTTCCGCATTGCAGACTCAAATTCCTCACCTTGTAAACCTGTTATCCGTTTAAGTTCTGTTGTAATATCAACCCCTCTTTCCAATAATTGAAGATTCTCTTCTTGTTGTAATTTTCCTTTTGCTCTTATTTGTCCAAAGGCTGTTGCAATTCCTGACAAATCTGCACCAGTAGCACCAGCAATATTTGATAATCTTTTTACGCTGTCTGTTAACTCATCAGTAGTGAATCCAAAAGCCTTGAGTCTTTTTGATTGTTCAATAAGTTCACTGCTTGTAAAGGGAGTAACAGCACCAAAATCTTGTAGTTCTTTTATTATTTGATTTGTTTTAGAAAGAGAACCTGTGAGGACTTCTAAGCTCTTTCTTTGAGTTTCAATATCAGCAGCATTAACAAAAACAAATCTTGTTGTTGCTATAACTGCTAAAGCCTTTAACAAAGGCATCAATGATTTATTTAACGTTGCAAATCCACCACTGGCTGATTTTGCTGCCCTACCTGATTCTCTAATTGACCTATTTGATTTGTTAAGTCTCTCCTTTAATTTATCTGTATTCCTACTTAAATTTTTTGTGGCTTCATTTACTCTTCTCAAAGGAGATACTGCGTTTTGTGCATCAACTATTAATCTGACTGTTGATTGTGCCACAAATACAAATAACCTTTATTATATACTACCTTGTTTTGTTCTTTTGACGATTCATTTCTTGTTTTTGTCTATCATTTTTAATTTCATAATAAGCAGCCCAATGTACAAGCTCCTCTTCAGAAATGTTTTTTCTTAATTCTTGTAGTGTTTTACCTAATTCTGTTGCGAGAAAAAACTCGAAATTTAACCAAGTATCTCGCTTTATTCTTTTTTTGCTGTATCAATAGAGGCTGTTAAACCCATCATGAACATTTCAAGCTCATTTAAAACTGTCTCAGGTAAAAATCTTTTAAGGTTTTCAGCATCAGCAGAAGCAAATGCTTTTGTACCATCTTCATTTTCAGCTATTTGGCAAAGAAGTCTTGTTGAAATTGCTAATGCTTCATCAGTGCCAGCAGCAGCTTGTGCCTGCACTCTGTCGTATCTAGTTAATGGTGGAAAATATAATTCTTTTAATAGTTCGCCATTTGGCTTTTTAAGTTCATACTTTCTTCTGTTACTCATTACCTCGCCAAAAGCTTCAGTAATAAGATCGACATTTCTTTTTGCCATAAATTATTAGGTTGGTTATCCTAATGTACTATATAGCTGATGTAATTGCACCATTAGTGATAAACGTAATGTTTACCTCTTGTATCTCGCCAAGTGTTGCGCCATATTCTGCATTAGTAATAATACCAGCAAAACCAATCTTTTTAGCTGACTGCGCAGAGTCTGGAAACAATTCAAACAATGCATCACCAGCATCACCAGTTACAAGAACATCATCAATAAAGGCTTGGTAATCTGAGTTGCCAGATGGGTTGTAAAGTAAGGTTGCAGAACCTTCACCAGATATAAGACCACCAATAAATGATTTTGATGTGTCGCCCATCTTTGTAGTTTCCATTGTGTCCTTAGTGACAGACAATGACCATGCTCTTAAATCTGAAATGTCAGCTTCTGTACCGCCAGCATTTTCAAACATGATTTTTCCTACATCACCTTTAACAGCCATAACAAAAA